GGTTACCTGGGGGGTGAGTGTTTGCGTGCGCACTATGCGTAGCGCTCGGAGGCTCTCGCGTGTAACGTGAAGGAATCTTGAATATTTGATCGTTTGATCGATGACTTGGCCGTACCGTGTGGTGCGTCGGCAGGTAAGGGGGGGTGGCATATGCCGGTTTCCCCGTTGTGCGGTGCAACCAATCGCGCATGCGCGATACATTTCACGCATGGACAGGACCAGTGGACGCCCCCCCAGCGCTACGCCAGCCGACGAAACACTCGGCCAATGGCTCACTCGACAGCTAGGCCAACGGGGTTACGACCTCTCGCAACGCGGCGGAGGCCGCGCCCGATTCGCTGAAGAGTCGGGCGTCCCCGTAGCCACCGTGTCCCGCTTCCTGCGGGATCAGGGCGGCACCGACCCGAGAACCCTCGGACGCATCGCACAAGCCCTCGGCGTCCCCGTAGCGCCACTACTCGTCAAGGCCGGCATCCTGCCTCGCTCCGAACTCCCACATGCCGCAACCGAGATCACTCAACAAGAGGCACTTACCGCACTAGGCATCACCAACTCCCAAGACCAAGAAGCCGTGTTGGCGATGGTCCGCGCCCTCCTCGCCAAGGGAGGAGCGGGAGCCAACCGCGCACCCTGAACAGAGAGATACTGCACGTGTCGATATCGAGTCGCCCCGTAATCGCGCTGCTCCTGTCCCTGCTCGCCCTGTACATCGGCCTCGCCGTCATCATCACCGGACTGGCCGCCGAGCAGACCGCGCCGCTCGTTCTGTACGTAGGCGTGAGCATCGCCCTGGCGGGCGCCGTAGCCGTTCCGGCTGAGGGGTACCTCGTACTGCGCTCGACTCTCAGAGAGCAGCGCATTTGCGTCGAGCGCGAGCTGTACGCAGTTGTACGTGAGCACTTGGTCCACGATGCACAGTTCACCGCGCCGCCCGAAGCGCCGACACCCACCGTCGTTGACTTCGCCCGGCGCACAGTAGGAAAGGACAATATGACGTGACACCAACAGCACCACCGGTCAAGGGCTCGCCACACAACGGCGAGCCCTTCATCGGTTACATCCGCGTATCGACCTACTACGAAGACAAGATCAGCCCCGAGATCCAGCGGACAGCGATCGAGCAGTGGGCGCAGCGCAACGGTAAACGGATCATCGACTGGGCCGAAGACCTCGACATGTCCGGCCGATCGTTCAAGCGAAAGATCATGAGCGCCATCAAGCGCGTCGAAGACCGCGAAGCGCGCGGCATCGCGGTATGGCGCTACAGCAGGTTCGGCCGCAGCCGCCACGGCAACGCCTTGAACCTCGCACGCCTCGAACACGCCGGGGGCCGGCTGGAATCCGCGACCGAGGCCGCCGACACCACAACCGCGTTCGGCCGTCTGCAACAGGGGATGGCGTTCAAGTTTGCCGAGTTCGAGTCGGACAGGATCGGCGAGCAGTGGGCAGAGACACGTGAGAACCGCCTCAACCGCGGACTACCCGCCACCGGCGGGCAGCGATGGGGATACGTGTGGCGCCGCCGCGTCCTTGACGACGACGGCACCTTGCACGCCGAGCGCTACACCCCCGACGAAACCCTCGGCCTGGTCGTCACCGACCTGTTCGAGCGCATCGCCGATGGCGAGAAGATGAACGCTGTATGCCAGTGGCTCGGCCGAAACGGCTACCTCAGTACCCGCGGAGTCCCGTGGAAACAGACCGGACTTACCCGCTACCTCGATTCTGGTTTCGCCGCTGGGTACGTCCGTACCCACCCGAACGACTGTGACTGCCCGCCGGCCGATCCGGACGGCCCCAGTCACCGCGCCGCCCTCTGCACGCGGCGGATATGGCTACCGGGGGCGCAAGAGATCATCGTTCGCGAGGACGTATGGGAGGCGTACCAGCGGCGCCGCAAAGAGGTCGCGAAGAACCCGCGCCAGCAGACCCCGTCTTACGCCCTGTCCTGGTTGGTCAAGTGCGGACGCTGCGGCGGTATCTGTTCCATCGGAGGCAGCTCGACACGCGGCGCCGGCGGTGTGCTCATCCGTAAAAACGGCTACGTGTTCCGGTGCAGCGAACACAAGGAATCCGCGACGTGCGACGGGGTGTACATCCGTCGGACCGTCGCCGAAAAGGCCGTCGTCGACGCACTCACCGAGTGGGCCGACGAAATCGAAGCTGAGGCCGCCAACATCGAGCCGAGGACGGACCGCGCCGAGCAGCTCGACGACGCGAGCGACCGCGCCGACCGGGCCCGCACGCGCCTACAGCAGCGCCTCGCCGAGATTGAGACCGAGCAGGACCGACAGACGAGCCTTGTATCCCGCGGCATCATCCCAGAGGACAGCTACACGCGCGAGCGCGACCGCCTCACCTGCGAGCAACTCGACGTGACGCGCGAGCTCGCCGAGCTTGACGAGCGCCAGGAGCAGCAACCCACCGACCGTGCCGCCCTGGTCCCCGTCATGCGCGGACTGGTCGAGCGGTGGGACCTCACGCCCGTGGCGACGCGCCGCAACATGCTGCGCGAGCTCATCAGCGGAGTATGGGCGTACCCGAAGAGCACCGCGCCGGACGGTACGGAGATTCCCGCGTACGCCGTTGCCGTGCCAGCCTGGGAGGCCGCCCCCAAGCTGATCGGCCGCCGCGCCGAGCAGGCCGAGCAACCCGCTTAGGCAGAAATCCGCAGGTCAGGCAACGAGCGTCCGCGAATGTCCGACCTGAGCAGGTTGGAGAGTGAAGAACGCTCCTCGGACATCAGCTCTCCCTCCTCAGCATGTTGGCGATACCCGGACGCTCGTTGCTCATTCCTGCGACTCCCAACGCACTGACGATACCGACATGTGGTGTAGACCAATCTGCCGATCGGCGGCATCACGGTCAACCCTTCCCCGATCCTGGCACCTTCCCGCAGACAACAGGAAGCCCCGACCGGGGCGACCGGCCGGGGCTTCCTGTGGCGAGGATCAGGCGTCGAGCGTGCCCGCCTTCACGGCACCGAGGAACGCGCCCCACGGCGCAGGCGAGACGGTCGCCGCGCCGCGGGGGCGATCCTTGGTGTCCCGGAAGGACGCGCCCGTGGTGGCCTTGGCGACCTCGACGCATGCGCCGTTGCCGCCGCTGTAGCTCGATGTACGCCAGGCCAGGGTGTTGCTGTCGTGCATGGTGCTGTGCCTTTCGGTTGGTTCCCTTGAGCTACCAGCGCAGATGGCGCCGGGGGTGTTCAGTGGCCGAGGCCGGATGGGGCGGTCGGCTGTAGTACCCGCTTGCACGGATCGGCGTGCACGGTGACGTCAGGCGCGGCCCCGGACGGGGAGTCGACGGGGTACGTCTTGCGCGGCTCGTCGTCGCGAATCGGCTGGTCACATCGGGCGCAGATCACAGGCGTCCCTCTCGAATCAGGCGACGCAACAGCGTGCCGGTCTCACAGCCGGTGGCATCATCGACGCACTGCTCGCACGAGGGGGCGTGGTCGAGGAGAGCGCGGTACGCGGCCACGCCAGCGTCACGGCGGCAACCGCGCGGGAAGGCGGTCACGGAGCTGTCCAGCACGCGGATACGTCGCTCGCCGAGGTCGACAGCCGTTTCGGCGCTGAGGTGCGCATCGCACCACACACACGAAGTGCCGCGCTGCTGCGCCTCGCTTAGAGCTCCCACGCCCGGAAGCGGGAACGGGATGCTACTCGTTTGTGGGGCAATATCTGTACCCTCTGTCATGTCGTCGCTCCTTCGTAGCGTCGTCCACGCCCCCGGACCGGTCGCACGGTCGCGGGGGCCCTGCGTCTGTCCTAGGTCAGACCGTAGCGTGACCTAGGACAGCAGGAAAGTGGAAACGCGAACTCGCCCTCGCCTGGATTGTTGGTGTCCTAGTACATTCGCCCGTGCCCTAGGACGCGCGGAGGAGACCCGATGCCCGAAGCCGAACACCCGTATATGCAGGTCGCCGAACGCATCCGGCGCCGCATCCTCGACGGAGAACTCCGCGAAGGTGAAAAGATGCCCGCTCAAAGAGAGTTGGCGAAGAGCGAGGGCGTCTCTGTGGCCACGCTCGGCAAGGCTCTTGATCAACTTCAGGTCGAGGGCTACATCACGACCTCACGCAAAGGCACGTTCGTCGCCAACGCTCCGTCCGTTGCCCCGAGCGGCTACGACCGGATCACCCGTGTTCTACGCACCGGTTCCGTCCTTGCCGAGGGTGAGACGATGATTGCCACGGCGGCGGATCTGGTTCGTCCGCCGCAGTACATCGTCGAACTCTTCGACCTCGGCGAGGGCGACCAGGTGGTGCGCCGCGAGTGGCATACCGGCAAGGGCCAGCGGCGCACCGGTTTGTACGTCACCTGGTATCCAGCCCACTTTGCCGCTTCCGTGCCCGAGCTGCTGTCGACCTCCCGGCAGTCCTCGCCGGGACTCCTATTGAAGATTCAGCAGGTCACCGGACGCCGTGTCACGGCCGGCCGGGATGACGTCCACGGCCGGGACGCCGATGCTCGCGAAGCCAACTACCTCGGGTTGCGCATCGGCTCGCCCATCCTTGCGGGCGCCCACCGACTCTGGGACGACCAGGGCGTCATTGAGTACGGAGAGTGGTGCCTGCCCTACCGGCTGGCTGTCGGATACGAGTACTCGTTCGAGGCGGCACCGGAAGCCTGATGGGTGCGGCGCATCGCCGCACCCTGGACGCACGAAGGCGGCCCCACCTTCCCGAAGGAAGGCGGGGCCGCGGCGGTTCAGTGGGCGGTGATCTGCCATACGGACACCGCCAGGGCGCCAACGCTCGTGAGCGCGGCCACGGCAGGTAGCGGCCACCGGTTGCGTTCGAGGCCGTCGAGGCGTGCCTCATGGTCGGCGAGTTGACGATCGGTCTGGTCGCCACGCTGCACGAGCAGAGCGAGTGATCCGTCGACGCGGGCGAACCCCTCGGCCATGGTGCCGCGCAACTTTTCCAGCTCGACGGCGACCGCGACGGGGTCGGATGGGGGCAGGGTCGTCACGCGTTGTCGCTCCCGTTGTCGACGATGCCGAGGCCGAACTGGTCGAGCAGCTGCTCGACGGCGGGCAACGCCATGACGCGGGCGAGACCGCCGGCGACGGCGACCGCCCCGGCGGCCCACGGCAGGGCGCCGGGGCCGGACGCGTCGACGATGGCGGGCAGGGCGACCGCGAGGCCGACGACGGTCTGTATGACGGTGCGGATACTGCGCTTGGTCGCTGGACTCATGGGGGGTGCTCCGGGATGTGAGGGACGGGGCCCGGCGCGGTGCCGGACGGGGGGCGATGCTCGAGCATTAGCGTCACATTGACGAGAAAACTCGAGGTCTGGCGGGGACCTACTTGGCGTAGGCGAGGTGGAAGAGGGCGGCCCACCCCTTGGGGCCTATCGCAACATCGTGCGTGGTGCCCTTGGCGCGGTACTGCGGGTGCGCGTTGTGGAAACGGGCGGCGGCGGCCTCGGTCTGCTGCCCGTAGTGGGGGGACTCCGCCACGCTGTGGGGCATGTATCCGGCGGCCTTGAGCGCGCGCTGAAGCGGTACGGCCGAGGGGGTCGACTTGCCCGGGGCGAGGCCCTTCGGGAACGCCGGCGGGGTGTAGGCGTGCCCGCTGCTCCCCTTGTCGTCGCCCTGGTCGGCGTCGACGTGCGCCCACGCCCGGAGCTCGGCGGGCGACAGGTAGCAGATGTTCGAGTCGACGCGCGGCCCGTTGTCCGGGGTTGAAGTGAACTGCCAGATGAGCGGAGTACGCCCCGACGGGTGCGGGCGCGGTGCGTCCTCGGCCTCGGTGAACGTGTCGACGCGCTGCCCGGGGTACGACGGATACCACAGGGTGACACCGTCGGGGACGTGCCCGGCGGCGATGTCCGAGGCGCTGGTGTAGATGCCGACACGCTGCCCGGGAAACGCGTCCTGTACGGCGGCGACCCACGCGGCGGCGTACGCCCGGATCTGCGCTGCGGTGCGCCCGCGGTAGTTGCGGCCGTCGCTGTAGCGTTCGAGGTCGAGCCAGTGGAGGAATCCGGGGCCCGCGTGCGTCTTGACGGCGGCGATGTAGTTCGCGGCCTCGCGGTCGGGGTCCTGGTTGGGCCACGCGAAGTGATACGCGCCCGGGATCAGTCCTGCGCCCTTGATGCCCTTGATGTGGGTGGCGAATTTCGGGTCGTGGCTGGTCTGTCCCTCGCTCGCCTTGGCGAAACCGAACGTGAGGCCGTTGCGCTTGTGAGCGGTCCAGTCCTGTGCGGGCTGGTATACGGATACGTCGATGCCGCGCGATGTGCTGGTCATGGTGCCTCCGTAGGCATGAAAAAAGCGCCCGGCGCGGTGTGCGCGGGCGTCGTGGCGGGTGGCGGAATTACGGGGTGCCGGCGTCGTAGGGCGACAGGTTCGGGCTGGTCGACAGGTCGGACACGTCGGCGCTCACGCCCTGGCCTATCCAGTCGTTACCCCATCGGCGTACGCCTGTGTTTCCGGCGGTGATGCTGAGCGCGTTGACGGCTTCCGGGGCGGACCCGAATTTCAGGTAGGTGTTTCCGGTGATCGTCGTCTTTGCCGAGGACGTCGTGACGCGGATGCCGTAGCCAGTGCCGTCGGTACGGCCACACGCCTTAATGAAGTTGTCGCTGATCTTGGTGTTGGTTCCGGTGACGACGTGTACGCCGTTGAGGCCGCAGACGGTGATGTTGTTGCCGATGACCTCCACGTCAACACAGGTGTTGGCGGAGATACCAGATACGCCGGGGTTGTGGATCTTGTTGCCTGTGATGGTCGCGCCCTCGACGTTCGCCTGAGAAATCGCCGTTCCGGCCGTGTCCTGGATGACGTTGCCCGACACCACCGCGCGATAGAGGTACTCCATGCGGATACCCGACCAACCATTTGTCACGGTGCGGATGGTGTTGTTGCTTATGACCACCATCACGTTACGGCCGGTGGACTCACCCAGTACGTGAATGCCGCCCTCTTGGTAGCCGGTCGAGTTGGTGATCGTGTTACCGCTGACGATCAATCCCCACTGATCCTGTGATGCGTTGGTCTGAGTGCCGCCGACGTTCACGGTGTCTGCGGTACGTGAGGTGTCAATCGTCCTCGCCTGCACCGCGCTGCCGCAGTTGATGAAGCTGTTCCCGATGACCTCGACGTCTTCCCATGCGTACGTGCGTACGCCTGCCTGAAGCATGCCGTCGAACGTGCAGCCCATGACCTTCATGCGGCGGTGCCACCGGCCGACGATCGCCGAGTGTGAGCCCACGCCACGCGGCCACGCGGTCGTGCCTGCGGTGCCCGAGGCGCCAACGTAGCAATCCCTGACGGTGATCGCCTCGCACGCGGTGAAGTCGTACGGGCCGAAACCACCAAAGTATCCAGACCCGGCGGAGAGGTCCACCTGAATCGCTTCGGACGTCGAGCGGCCCCCCGGATCGACGTATCCGAGGAACCGCGAGCCCTCAACAATGACGTTTTTACACGCGTTGATCTCGATGCCGTGGAACCCTGGCACGTCGCGCACCTCGACATTACGCACCACGATGTTCTGAGCGTGACCGAGGCTGATGCACATGCGCGAGGCAGTCAGGCCGGCGGTGGTGGCCTGCATCTCCCACCGACCGCCCTCAATGACCAGATTGCCGTGACCGGTGTACCCGCCGAAATTCTGCGACGCGTCACCATTGAGCAGGAGCGTCTGATCGGCTGCCCGTACGAACACCGCGCCGGGCAGGAGCGTCAAGCGGGTGTTTGCGTAGATCCGCAGTGGCAGTGTGGCGAGGCGGTACGTGCCGGGCGGAATGACAACCCACGCCCCACCGCGCGTCTTGGCGGTGTTCAGTGCGGCCTGAATGGCTGGGGCGTCGTCGGCGAGGCCATTACCCGACGCTCCGTATGCCACGACGTTCTCAGTGTTACCGCCACTGAGGGACTGTTCCAGCATGTACTGAAGTCGGCCCGACGTCACGGCCATGCCAGGCTGCCACGCGGCGATGGGGGTGGACACGCTCAAGGGAGGCTCCTTACAGGGCGGCGAGTGCGGTGTGTTCGAGGGCCAGCGCTTCGCCCTGGGGGTGGGCTTTGCTGATGCCGTTTGCGGCGCGCTGCACGGTGAAACGCTGCACGCTGTTGAGCCGCCAGTCGTCGTAGCGGATGACGGGCTGGGTGTTGGTATTCGTGCTGGCGCAGATGGACCGGGTCCCGATGTTGGCGGCGGCCGTCAACGCTGTATCGGTGACGGTCAGGTGCCAGATGTCCGGCTCGATGGTTCCCGCAGCCCACGCGCGCGCCCGCAGGGTGCTCCCTACACCCTGGAACCGGACCCATACGGGCACGCCGGCGATGTGCTGTATGCCGGTGGTGTAGGTGGCGAGCTGGGTCTCAACGGCGGCCACACGCTTGCGGATGGTCAGGTTGACGCTCTGCGCGGTGGTGAAATCAAGGCGCGCCATGTAGAGGTTCGCTGCGTCCACGGTCCGTCCGGTCGGGCCGGCGAACAGCGAGCCGCCGGTCGCGATCACGCTGGTCGCCACACTCACCGTGACGTCAAAGTCGGCGGCGATGGCGGGCAGGTAGGTACGGCGAGTGATGTTGACGCTCGACAGAGTGTGCTGTCCGGTGCCGGCGCTCACGGCGTAGTCCGAGGCACTGCCACCGTTGAACGTCCAAGGCTGCCCGGTGTCCGCCGTATCCCACCCGTTCGTGGTGGTACGGGCGAAGGAGTCGACCATGGCGGGACCTACGGCGGTCACAGTGGCCACCTCGCCCCCCATGGCCACGTTGAGCGGGAACTCGGCCGGGTCTTGCGTCCACGCGCCCGTGACGGTCGTGTCAACGTACAGCGTGGTTGCTGTCCCGGTTGCGGCGGCCGCTAGTGCCGCGGCCTCGTCGGCGCGCCCGTAGTCGGGATCGTCGGCGGTTGCGACCAGGTACGGCCCGCCCGGCGACGCGTTGAACGTGATGTCCCACGTGTAAACGCCGAGAGTCTCGGTATACCCCTCGACGAGTAGCTCGATCGTTTCGGGCGGCAAAAACTCGGGCGGATGGGTGATGTTGGCGCGGGCGCCTACGTCGACGGCGGCAACCTGATCGGCGAGGTGGGGAGCGCTGTGCACCTCGACCGATACGGACGGGTAGCGGGGTGCGTCCCACGTGCCGAGGTGCAGATCCCACCATGCGTGCGCCTCGCAGGCGGCATCGGTGAACAGATTTGTTGTCGTTGACTTGGCGTATCGGCCCACACCGTTCGGAGGGACCTGCACGGACAGCGGGCCACTCTCGGCGACCACGCGGGCCGAACTGCCACCATCCCGAGTGATCGTGATGTCGTTGTGCACGTGCTGGTCGTCGTCGACCGGTTCGAGTGATGCGGCGACCTCGCCGGCCGCGTAGTCGAGAGTGAGCGTGGGTGTCTGGGTGTAGAGGGAGTAGCGGGGGCGCACGGCGAGGCCGAGGGCGTCGCGCTGCTCGTACAGGCGGCCCTCGTCGGCGTCGACGGCTTCTTGTAGCAGGTCGAGCAGGGAGGCAACCGACTGTGGACCGACACTGCTCGACTGGAGCCCTGGCGCGGTTGTGTACGTGAAGTCAATGTCCTCCTCGCCGCACAAGCGGATGAGCCGGGTGAGGGCGGACTCGCCTGCGTACCCGATCATCGCCGAACCGGTCGATGCGTACGCCGTGGTTGCATCGCCAACGGCGATGTGCCCGATGGCGACATCACCGATGGATCCCCCACCGAGCGTGAGAGTTTTGAGCTGGCCGAACGTGCCGCTGACGGTGCCCTCCGTCTCGATGATGGCGCCACCTGCGGCGAGGGTGTACGCGTCGACGTCGAGGAAGTAGAACCGGCGGATAATGCTGCTGCCGGACTGGGTGAAGTCGAGACCGACACTGAGCCGCTTACCGGTGACCACACCGCCGTGCGTGATGTATTCGAGGCTGGTCCCGGCCGTGTTGTAGCCCTGCACGCTCAGGTCTCCAGTGGACTCCCACCGCAGTACCCACCGCATACCGGTTGATGTCGTGAGCTCGGCTATCGGCGCGTCGGCGGTCGGCGCGGTGTCGGGGAACGCAGCAAAGAGCCTGAGCGCGGTCTGTCCGGTCACGGTGTACGTGTCCACGGTGACAGTGAGCTTTCCGTCTCCCAGGGTGGGCAGCGCGTCGGATGCCGCGTAAGCGGTGTACGCAGCAGGTTTGACACCTGTGGTGACGGTCGTCAACGGCGATCCGGCGGGAAGAGCCGAGGCAAATGATGCTGCGGTGGATCCGTCCTCCATCGGCCAATACGCCACGATGGACGTGCGGGCCGGATTGGTGAACTCGCGGCGCATCGGCGATTGCAGCGGGGTCGCACCTTGGCCGAGGCGGCGCAGGATTCCGGCGGCCGAGGCGGACACGGTGACATAACGCGCGGTGTCCCACTTGGGGGGCCACGACGACACCTCGCCGACGAACCGGACCAGTCGCGCCCCGGACGCGCCCCCGGGCTGTATGGAGACGCGTACGAGGGTGTTGCGGCCGATGAGCCCGAACAGGTCGCTTCGGGGGTTGCGGGACGAGTAGCGGCCGGCCGTGTTGTTGAGGACGAACACGCACGTACCCGCGTCCGTCCTGCTCGCCTCGTCGGCCTTCCCGCGGGTGATCGTGATCAGGTTGTTGGTGTAGACGTCGCCGGTGATGTTCAGCCACGCCCCACCCACGTACAGCTCAACACGCACACCGAGGGGGTCGTCTGGGAACGCCAACGGGGGCCTCTTCCTGGGGTTGTAGGGGTGTCAGGAGCCGAACGCGAGCTGAACGCTTCCGCGGCCGTCCACGCGGACCATGCGGCGGATAAGGGCCTTCCACTGGGCATCCGTGCCGGTGACGTCGAGGACGAGCCGACCGGACGGCGCGGCAGTGCTGCTTGACGCGACGGCGGCGCCTGTCGAGGCCGCGACATGGGCGGCCGTGGCCTGCCCGCTGGTCGGGACGCTGACCAGGTTCCGCATGGTCTTGTCAATGACGCCGGAGTTCTTCTCGGCGCCCATGGCGATACCAGCGGGGATCCAGTGGCCAACCTCGTCGGCAAGAACACGCGAGGGCGAGTGGATGCCGAGGGCCTTCGCGATGGGCCCGGGAATCATGTTCTTCGCGAACGATATGAGCTGCGAGCGCAGCCACCCGCCCATGCCGCGTACGCCGTTGTACAGGCCGATGATCAGGTTCCGGCCTTGCCCGACAAGCAGACTGCCGAGGTTGCCGAGTGCGTTCGTGATCCTGCCCGGGATGCCGCGCACGTACGCGATGAGATCCGCGACCTTGGTAACCGTGGCGGTCTTGATCGCGGCCCAGTGTTTGATGATCAGACCTGTTGCGGTCCAATTGAGGAACGCGTCATAAATCATCCCGGGTATCCCAGAAACCCAACCCACAATGGCATTCCACCATGAAATCGCGGTGCTCTTAATGGTGGACCAATAGTTGATGAGCAGTCCGGGCAACGTGAAATTCAGGAACGCGAAAATGATCGCGTCCTTTACCCAGAGTATTTTTTGGACCACCCAATCCCAAGCGGCAAGGGTGGCGGACTTGATCTGATCCCAGTATGTGACGATGAGATAGACGAGTCCCGCTACGGCGGCTGCGGCCCCGGCTACTATCCAGAAAATCGGGTTGGCAAGCATCGCGGAATTCATCGCCCATACGGCGACCGAGGCGATACTGAACGCCACGCCGAGCGCGGTAATTCCTGCGGCGAGTGCTTTCGCCACTCCGGAATGTTCCTGAAACCAATCGCCGAACATGGTCAGGATGGGCAGCACCTTCGAGGCGAGCACGTCGACAAATGCCTGGGTGGCTTTCCGTTTGAACTGCTCAACCTGCGTTGAGGCATTGTTGCGCAGACTGTCGCCCACGCGGTCGGCGGCGCCTCCGACCTCGCCGAGGCCCTGCGCGGCGCTGCTCGGGTCCATCGCAAACAGGGCGGCGCCAAGGTCCTCGGCCTGGCTGCCAAAAAGTGCGGTTGCTGCCGCGGACTGCTTGACAGGGTCTTTCATGTTCCGCAACCGGTCGAGGGTGGTGTCGAGTGCGGCCGTAGCGGACTTTCCGCCGGCGCCGAACTTCTTCGCCATGTCGTCGGCGTGCAGGCCGAGGGCCTTGAAACCGGCTGCGGTGGTGGTTGATCCGTCCACAGCACGAATAGAGAACTCCTTGATCGCGTCCGCGGCGAGGTCGGAATCACGGGCGCCGTGCTGAATCGCCTGATTCATCAGGCCAACGGCCGAAGCACCATCCAGACCGGCCTTTTTGAATTGCACTCCGTACTCGTTGAACGTGTCGACCAGGTCATCGGCTTTGTTCGCCGAGGACTGGAAACCGGCCGTAAGGACGTCGAACGCCTCGTCGGCGCTTGAAACCAGACCGGTACGCAGCATCTGCGAAACGGCGTTGGTGACGCCCCCTAGATCCTGATCGAACGTATTCGCGAGGTCGGCCACCTTCGTGGATATCGACTCGATCTGTGCGTTCGTCGCGTCCGGCGGGAGCAGGCCAGAGCTCATGGTCGCCTTAATGGCGTCCGCGGCACCCTGGAAATCCTCAGTGACGGCGTTCGCGAACAGGTATCCGGCGGCCTTGCCGTATTTCTGCGCCTCGGCCGGGGTGGAACCGAGTTGCGCGGCGAGTTTTCCGGTGATCTGCTGCTGTTCCATCGCCGAGGCGATGCCACCCATGAGGGCGGCGCCGAGACTTGCTCCGACTGCCCCCAGGGCAAGGCCCTTGAGCTTGCCGGTGATGCTCTCTCCAGCCGTGTCGGCGCCGTGGCTGGCTCCCTCGTCGAGGCCCTGGCCGAGGGCGTCTCCCGCGTCCTGTCCGCCGGTTCGGGCCCGCTGGGTGGTGCGGGCGAGTGCGGCCCGCAACCGGGACTGAAAGTTGTTCAAGCCCTGTTCGGCCTCGGTGTCGTCCACGGTGATCGTGGCGGCGAGCTCGCCCACGGTGAGCGCCATGCGCGGGCCTCCTCTCGGGTAGGGGGCGCGCGGTGGCGCGGTGTGGAGTTATCGGCCCTTGGGGGCGTCCGGCGGTGGGTACAACAGGCGGTTGATGCGGGAGTCCGCGGAGAGTAGGCCGAGGATGCGTACGCGTAGCCACCGCCACGAACGGGCGGCAAGCAGGCCGGGCGCCCCGACGTCGAGGCCGTAGAACTCGTGTAGGTCGGCCTCGACGAGCGGCCACTCGTCGAGGATCTGCGACCACTTCACCTCGGGCGCGCGGGCTTCTTTCCGCCGGCGCGGTTGCCCTGGCGGGGCTTCGTACCATTCGAAGAGCCCCGAGACCGGGTCTTGTTCGCCGCATCCGCGGAGCTGCGGCGCTGCTGCCGGTTCGGGGCCAGTCGAGAAGGGTCGCCGCCGGAATTCCAGTAGCGTTCGGCGGCGTCCTTGTTCTGCACGATCCACACCATCGCCGTCACGGCGCAGTGTTTGAGCATCGGCCACGACACGCCATCGGCGACCATCTCGGCGTGTGCCGTGCCGAGGACGTCGCGGTACATGTCGCGCTCGGCGGCGTCGGCGAGGACGGCATCGTCAACCTGCCCGCCGTCCGCGGCTGCCGCGGCTGCCTGCATGATGGTCTGTACGCGGAGACCGGTCTTCGCGGACGGCGGCGGTACGGTGTACGTCTTGTCCTTGATGGGGAGGGCGAGCGTCTCGTCGAGCAGCTCGCCCAACGCTGTAAATGCCATAGGTCACGTTCCGATCGGGTTGGTGATCGGTGTGCGGGCGCCCTTACCGGTCAACGTGACCTTGACCGAGTCGAGGTCGTCGGTCGCGGTGCCGTCCTGCTCCCACTGGACCAGGGCGTAACCCTCGTACGCCTCGGCGCGGCCGTCGCGGTCGAACCATCGCACGTGCACGGTGGCGGCCGATCCGAACTGCTCGGCGGCAAGGCGCATCTTCTCCTGAGCGGGGTTGAACGCCTTGGTGGTCGGGTGGCACCGGTGCAACATGGTGGCCTCGATGCTCCACGCGTACGCGGTCGGCGTCTGGTCGACCCATCCCGCGTCCTCGTAGGTGGTGCTTTCCTGCTGCGTCTGGTCGACCTTCGGCGAAAAGTCGTTGATGCCGGGGACGATCGACCACGTGGGCGAGGCGCCGGTGTTGTCCATGTCGAGCTCAAGGCGGTACCGGCGGGCGAGGGCGGTGTCGGTCTCGGGCGGCTGCGTGGGGGTGTACGGCATGCTTGGGTCCTCCTATTCGAGGCGGTCGGTGGGCGGTCGCTGGGCGCGCGCGGTGTAGTTGCTGGTCCGTTCGTGGCGGCCGAGGCTGTCGACGCCGAGCGGCGCGGTGTTCGCGCGGGTGATGAGTGCTACGTGGGATGCGCTGAACTGGTGGTCGCGGAGGCCGTGCAGTACGGCGAATGCGGCCTCGTCGAGGGCGGCCACCTCGCGCGGGTCGGCGCCGGCGCGGGTGCGCACCTGTAGAAACACGGTGCAGTCGGTGAGGTCGGCCGAGTCGGCGGTGTCGTAGGCAGTCAGGACAACGGCGCGGTCTGGACTGTCGGGCATGACGGTGTCCGTGATCGCGGTTTCGCCGGCGCTGTAGATGCCGGTGGGCCGGTAGGTGGCGACGCCTGCCTCGGCGAGCAGGGTCGCGAGGCCGTCGACCAGGTCGACGAGAAAGGCGGTCACCGGATCGCCCTCCGCACCTGCGCGGCGATGATGTCGGTGATCGTGCCGTTCTCCTCGTGCAACGGGCGTTCGAGGTACTTCGCGGTGCGGCCCGCGTCGTGCCGGTAGGTCAACTCCTCGTGCTGCCTGATGGCGTACGGGGTGTCGTAGGAAACGGCGGCCGTCATTCCGTCCGCGTCGACGGACACAACGCCGGACCGTTCGAGGGTGCCTTCCTCGATCGGTACGCGTTGCCGGGACACTTCGAGCAGGTGCTCGGCGCCGAGGCGTACGCCCTGGATGGCGCCCGCGCGGATGGCGGCGAGGGCGGCGTCTCCGTTCCATCGGATCTCTGCTCGGCTCACTCGCAGTACACCTCAGTGGATTCCGGGACGGGAAGTCCTGGCGCGGTGTGGTTGGCGGCGGTGAGTACGCGCGTGATCCGTCCGTCGGGGAGGATCACGCGGGACCCGACAGGGCAATCGAGATTGGGGCCCGCGTAGATCTGCGCGGTGGAGACAACGACGGCGCCCGTGGCGTCGCGGATGTGCTTGACGGTCTCGGCGACCAGTGCCGCCGCGGCGGCGGGCGCGTCATAGACGGGCCCGTACGCCCCGCTGCCGCGGTACGGCTCGACGGTGATCGTGTGGCGCAGTAGCCATCCGGGCAGTGCGGTCACCAGATCACCCCGGGCAGTAGTCCGGCGCGGCGTAGGGCGCGGTTCGCGCGCGGGGCGAGGTCGAGGCTCTCGGGCCCGCTGGGGGCGTCCCTACGCCCCGACAGGGCGACGGGGCCGAGGGTGACGCTGTCCCATCGGCCCGCCGCGCCGGTGCCGGTGTCGCCGGTCTCCTGCTGGTATTCGACCTGTGCGCACGTCGCGTCGCACAGTGCGGCGACGACGTCCGGTTCGGTCGGCATGCCCGCTTCGTCGGTGCAGTAGACGGCGGTGTGTAGGGCGTCGTCGACGTCCTGCGACGCGCGGTCGAGCAGGCGGTCGACGTCCGCCGGTGCCGCCTTGCCCGTCCATGCGGCGAGGTCTGCCGCGGTCGCGTATGCCACCGACCGGCCCCCCTTTACTGCTCGTCGATCAGTGCGGCCGTGACGGATGTTGCGGCGGAAAAGTCGACGTACACCATGCCGTCCGCGGACTGGCGTGCCTCGGGTGACTCGGTGATGAACGCGAACGTTCCCGCGGCCACCGTTACCGTCCGGTTCGGGACGACCAGACCAGCCACGGTCACCGTGGTGCGCACGGTGACCGTGACGGGCGAGGCCGAGGCGTTGTTGACGATCAGGCGGCGGCGCCCGCTGTACGTCCACTGGTTGCCGTTGACGGCGTCGACGGCGCCGAACGTGAGCGGGGCGAGTGGTGCAGACTGGGTGACCTTCTGCGCGGTGAGGGTGGTGCGCGACGGCATTACGCATCACCCTTCCGGCGGGCCGTACGCGCCGCGGGCTTGGTGTCCTGCGGCTTGACCTCCTCGACGGTCTCGGCCTGCTCCGTGGGCTCGTCCTCCTCGACGGGCTCGACGTCGTATCCGGCGCCCTGGCAGTAACCGATGACGGCGAGGTCGTCGGTCTCGGCGAGGCCCTCGACGAACACGAGTCCGCCGGGGCCGTCGCCGCTGTAGCCCTCGACGGGGGCGGTGATGCGCATGCGCATGCTGCGGTACCTCCTGGTTGGGGTGTGGGGCGGGCTCAGGGTCAGGCGCTCTTGATGTTGCGGAACACCGCGGCGGCCTTGGTCGCCTTGAGGACCGGGGCGACGGGGCCGAGCTCGACCTCGCCCGTTTTGACGGCACCGGAAACGGTGTAGTCGGGAAGGGCGGTGAACAGGAGCGGGGCGCCGCCACCGACCGATGCGCCGTGGAAGCCGTCGAGGCCGTATCGGATGGCGTACAGGTCGCCAAGGTTGGTGATGTTTCCGCCGGCGCCGCCACCATCGGCGTCACGGGTGAGAAGGCCGATGATGTCGGTGTTGCTGCCCGCCTTGGACTTCAGGTCCACGAGGGGGATCCCGTTGTACGCGGTGACGGCGCGGCCGAACGCGTCGGTGGTCTTGTCGAGCTGGTCGGCCCAAGAGGCAACCTTCTTGAACAGGGCGAGCGTCTTGCGGTTGCCGTAGATGACGTCGGGCACGTCGTCCATGGCGGCGAGCCAGTTGTCGATGTGGACCTGCGCGGCGAGCGCGGTCGCCTTGTCGTTGACGGCGGTCCAGTCGACGTAACCGAGCGACACGCCGTTGTTCAACGGCAGGTACTCGGTGGTGCTGCCGGTGAGGATCTTGGACAGGCCGTCGAAGCCGTTGGCGTCAACGGCGGTGTCACCGTTGATGCACGCGTCCTGGAACTTGGCGCGCGCGGCCTTGATGAGCTGCTGCATGTTGAGCGTGACGGCGCTGGACGCGGCCGGGCCGATCCGGGCGACAACGCGGTCGACCTGGAAGGATCCGCCGAGCGGCTTGAGGTCGACGGTGTAGCGCTGCGTGGTCACCTCGGTCGGGGTGTACTCGGAGTTGATCGCGCGGAACGCGGCGTCGCGCTGCGCGGTCAGTCGCCGATACCCGTACGTGAGGGTGTCGCCACCCGTCGGGGAGACGACGTTGTCGAACGTCATCCGGTCGAGGATGTCGGACGTCTTGCGGAACTCGTCGATGACCTGCACGTCGACGGCGTCGAGGGCGTTGAGCTTGGCCTCTGCGAGGGTCGTAGCCATGGGCGTTACTCCTGGGGTGTCAGCCGCCGCTCATGCGGGCGGCGATGGCCTGTTCGAGGGTGGCGGGCTTGCGCTCGCCGGTCGGGGTCCCACCGAACTCGGCGCCTCCGCGTATCGGGCCCGTCTGGGCGGCGAGGTGCGGATACGTCGTGAGCGTGTTGGTGATGGCCTGCTTTACTGCCTCGGCGTCGGTGGGGTCGACGGCGGCAAGTGCATTCATGGCGGCCTGCGAGTCGAGCAGGCGGGTTATGTCGGCGCCCGCGGTGGGGGCGTGGGCGATGACGGCGGACTGAATGGCGAGGGTCCGGGCGGCGCCCTGTCCGTCGGTGACGGCCTGCTGTGCCCACCTGGGGAGTCGGGTCACGTCGACCTCGGGCGCCTGGGGCTGAGCGGGCGGGGCGGTCGGCGCGGCTGGGTCTCCGGGCTGCGGCGCGGTGCCCTGCGCGCGGGTGCGCCACTGGGCGGCCTCGGCGCGGGTGTTGCCGATGAGCTCCTGCGCCCACTGCGGGAGTCCGGCGACGTTCTGCGGCTCACCCATCGGTGCGGCCGGCACAGGCGGCGCGGGCGCTGCCGGGGTCGGCGCTGCCGGCGCCGGGGTGGCGGGCGCGGCCGGTACTGCCGGGGCGGCGGGGGCGGACGGGGCGGGCTCGGACATGACGGGGCCTCCTGGGCCGTAGTCGGGGGACGGGCGCGCCTGGCGGCCGTCGAGGGGTGCGGGCAAAGCAAAAGGGCCCGCGCCTGGCGGGCCCTTCCGGGGTGGTGCTGGGGTGGCTACTCCTCGGCCTGGGCGAGAGGCGGCGCGGTACGCGCGTACCCCTTGATCCATGCCGTGCGGAGGATGCCGCCGTAAGGGCAGACGGTCGGGGGGTCGCCTCGGCGTCCAGCCTCTGCGCCCTCCGTGACGGCTCGTGCGATGTCCTCGCGCGCTCCCATGACTCCCCCTACCGCTTGTTCTGGTGGTCGGACTCATTCTTACGGGCGCCTTCAGCCCACCGCTGGGCTTGGCCGGTGGCTTTCTCGATGAACTCGGCCTGAGTCAACCGGCCGTGTTCGGCCCACCACTCCTTCAACTCGTCCGACGCGTGCGCGTGGGCGATACGCGCGGGACCACTGAACAGGGTGACAGGGGATCGCCCGGCGGCCTCGGCCTTCTTGCTGAGCAGCACGCCCCGTAGGTCGTCCTCGGCTTGAAGGTACTGCCGATACACATACTCGTCGTACATGCGGCGGGCCTCGGCGCGAGTGATCGCGGGCACTGCGCCCTCGGCCACGGCGGCATCGCGGGCGGACTGCTTGGCTATCTCGTCGGCGAGCTCCGCGGTGAACGCGGCATCGTCGGCGAGGGCGCCCCACCCGTCCGGATCGGGGGCGGGAGCCATGGCCTCGGCGAGGGCGTTACGGTCGGCGAGCAGGTCGTCGACGGCGTCGCCCGTGGCGGCCGGCGCGGGGAGGTCGACCGCGTCGCGGCGGTCCATCTCGCCTGCGATGCGAAGGATCTCGTCTGCGTCGGCGTACTGCATGCACCATGCGAGCTCATCGTCGCCCACGGCTGTGAGGTCGTCGGCGAGTTGCCCGCCGGGGAAGTGGTGGGCGAGTAGGTCGCGGCGGTGCGCCTCGGCGGCGAGCTGGTCGACGTCGTCGAGGCCCTGGGCGATGGCCTCGCGTACGCGTCCGGCGAGCTGCTCGTCGGACAGTCCGACCAGGTCGGCGCGCACCCCGGGCAACCGGGCGGCAACGTCGCGGCGGTCCAACTCACCCGCGATGCGTAGTGCCTCGCGGTCGTCGACGTGTCCGACCAGGCGGCCGAGCTCGGCATCCGAGAATCCGGTGAGGTCGTCGACCAGGGCGCGGCTGTTCGGCTTGGCGCGGTCGACCAGGGCGACCAGGTCGCGGCGGTCGGCCTCGGTCTCGATCCGGTTGCGGTCGCGTGGGGTGAGGTCGCCGTGCCGCATTGCTGCAGCGAGTTGATCGTCGCTCATCTCCCGTGGGGTGAGCTGGTCGCCGGATCGGATACGGGCGGCCTGCTGCGCCTCGTCGGGGATCGGCCGGTGTGGCGCGGGAAGGTTGCTTGCCCCGGGCTGCTCGCGCTTGGGGTTGCGCCGTAGGTCGGGATGCTGGGCGAGGTGGTCGCGCATCTTCCCCTGCCACTGGCGCACCTTGGCATTTGCGGCGGTCTTGGCCTCGGGGGTGACGGCGGCGGCGGCGCGGTTCTTGTGCTTGCGGATGTTCCGCTCGATGGCGCGTTGTCGCTGTCCGGCCTCGTATCCCTCGGGGTCGGATTCGGCGGGCTCCACGCGGGTGATTCCGGGCGTGTAGGCGCTCACACTGTGCCGACAGTTGGGGTGTTGCAACCCTGCGTGGCGGGCCTCGTCGAGGCTGCCCGCGACGTCCACGGGGACCATGCGACCGTCGTCGGTCGCGTGCTCCACCATGATTTGGCGCGCCCCGCCCCCGGTGAGTGACAACACCTTGC